CTTATGCCTATTAAAGAAATTCGTGATCAAAAGCTATTAAATGGCTGTGAAGTGGATTTCCCAATTATTACTGTACGTAGAACAAATTGCCCTCTATTTTCCAAAGAGTATAATTCTTGGTCAAGAGCAAACGCTGGGCAAACATATGTAACTGGACAAACACCATATTTCCAACAATTAAAACATTTTGATCCTGAGTTAGCAACAAAAATAACATCAGGCGGTCATTATGATGTTGTATCAGTTGTAAATTCTACATTTGAACTAACATATTATATAGATGTTATTTCTTTTGAGAGAGATAACTTTGATACATTAATGATTGAACTACAGGAAAATTTATTTAGAGTACCGTATATCGGATTTTTCAATATAAAATCAGATGGTACTCAAGATAAACTAGTAAAAGAACAAGCATGTCATTTAATTGTTGAAGAAGTAGAAGATGCCTCAGATCTTGAAAACTTTGATTCAGGCAACGCGATGTATCGTGGCATTATTACTGTAAAAGTAAATGCATATATTTATAGAAAGTATAAAGAAAAAGCTATTGAGAAATTTAATAATAGTTTCGTGAAACAGTATTTTGATGGATCTGACGATAATGATTATAGTCATCTATTTGAAGGTCAAGAAGGCATGGGTTTAGTTTATGTAGTTGATAAACAAGCTATTAAATCTAATCTTAAGGTTAATGATACTAATAACAAAGATGATAATAAAGATAATAATAACCAGTAGAAGTAGAGAATAATATTATGACTGATATAACTTTAACAAATAATAAATTATTTAATACTGATGCTTATACTGGTGGTATAATTTGTAGAACACCTAAGACACTTAATAGTACATCAAAAGAAGATGACGAATATGTAAATTGGTGTCGTAGAGTTTCAACTAGAGATGAACTAGTTAAATACTTTGGAGATCCATATATTGATCCAAAAAACTATGCTGATTTAATACTTGCATATGATTTAGTAGCTAGAGATATTCCGGTTTGGATTTCATCAATATATGATATGAAAGATAATGATGATGAGTTTGACATATCATATAATGGTTATACTGAATTTATGTTTGTTGATGAGCAAAGCATCGATAGACGATATGACACAGTTGGCTATAAATTAAAATCTGATATTAAATTCTGTCAACCAATTATAGAATATACTTTTGATGGCATCAACAAATTAGACATTTATGTACATCGCTATATTTTAGACAAATATACTAAAAAATCATATTTTAACTCATTTAAATTAAATGATGCAGATTGGTATAATAGTGTTCATTATGAAGTAAAACTTACTGAATTAGAGAATTCACTATTTGATGAGGATGGTGAAATAATTGACGAAAATATTATTTATACTGATACTGATTTCATTAAACAGCTAGCTAGTGATGGTTTTGAATTAAAAGTTATACATGGTTATTGTGATAATAAAGCTTTAATTAAAGCTTTTGTATTAAATAAAAAAGTTCATATTGAACACGATTCATATGTTCTATCATATGAAAAATATATAAAAAGTAATAATATTACAAATCAAGACAATAACCCATACAATGAATGTATTCTTGACAAGAAAATTGAGCAAGATCATTATTGGTATAAAATTAATAGCGATGATTATGACTATTGTTTACAGCTTGTACAATGTGATGATGAAACTTATGAATTAAATTCTACAGCAATTACATATTATGAGCAGGCAATAATAAATATTAGTAAAGTTTTTCCAAAGCCACATATATTATGTTTAGGCAGACTTTATAGCAATACAACATTAAAGTCTATTGAATCACAAGTTGAATATACAGCCTATTCTAGGCTAGAGGATTTAAATTATAGTGGTTATGCACATATACAAGAGTCATTATTAAGTATGTTTAACAATGACTGCGATACATATCTATTTATTAATGCAATAGATAAAACTGCAAATACTGTTTATAACTATCTATTAAATAAAGAAAAAATTGTAATTGCTAATGAAAAACAATATTCACTTTCTGAATATGTGAACATTGGTGATAATTTCAATTGTGATTTATATTTTGGTTATGTAAGTGATACTATTATAAGTGCTCTTAGGTATCATAGACCAATAAAAATTTATTACTCAACAGCTATACTTACATTTTATAATTTACTTATTAATAGTATACAGTACATTGCAAACAGTCTCGATAAGTTGAATATTGCAAATACTACTATTAAGGATTCAATTAATGAAGAGCTTGCTGAACAGTTAGTTGATGTTAGGTGTAATTCAGTAGTATTATTTGATTCAGGTGCTCCATCAGTTTATGGAAATAAATCATTATCTAGGTCACCTAATTTACAATATAGTCATATATCACGAACATTTGTTTATTTACGTCGTTTAATACGTGAATATTTAGAGACACAAAAGTTTGTTTTAAACACAGTATTTGTTATAGAATCAATAATAAACTATATTAAACATGAGATACTTGATCAATTTATAACACGTGGAAATTTACATAATTATAATATAAATTATACTACAGATATACCAACAAAAACAGTTTATATCACAATTGATCTTTTGTTCTATGGATTTGCAAAAAGTATTACATTAGACTTTACTATATAAATATATAATTATATTTGGAGGATAATATGGCAACAGATGTTGGTACATTAGCAGGTCAGCAATACGGCGATGCTGCCCATTTTGCGAGTGCTTCCGGAAATTTTGAAGTTCAGCGTTCAAATCATTTTGAGGTTGTACTTGACTTAGCCAAATTACAATTAGATGTTGATGGTGCTACAGCTTCCGAGCATATTAGATTATCTGTTAAATCAATTGGCGCACCAAAAGTAAGTGCTGAACCAATTCAGTTAAAACATGGTAATGATACAGTAAAAGTTGCGGCCGCGCCACAGTTTGAAGACTTGGATATTACTGTATATGATACTATTGGGCAGGATCAAGTTAATTTAATGCAGGCTTGGTTTAATAAAGTATTTGATCGTAATACAAAATTAATGGGTCTTGTTAGTGCATATAAAACAAGCGGTACACTTTATATGTATTCACCAGATGCTTCTATTATTCGTAAATGGGATCTTCAGGGTGTATGGCCTAAAGGCTTTGGTCAGGCAAGTGAGTTCTCATTTGATTCAAGTGAAGCACAGACAATTACACTTAGCTTATCAGTAGACCGTTATTTTGAAAGCCGTGTAAAATAGCTTACAAAAATAAATTATAAGCTGTATATAAAGGGTATAGAATTCTATACCCTTTTATTTTTTGAGGCTTATATGAAAATAATTGCACTTTCAGATCAGCATGGAAATTTAGAATCTATAAAAGAACCATGTGATGTAGTTGTAATTGCCGGAGATTGGTCACCTCTATATTGTCAGCAAGATTGTATGTCAGTTTTAACTTGGTGGGATAAGAAATTTGCACCATGGATGAAGACAATCAAGACAAATCATATTGTTGTTATTCCAGGTAATCACGATTTTGCTTGTACTTATAAGTTTTTTAAAGAAGACCTTTACAAAATTCTTGATCGCCATAAATTATTAGACAAGGCTCATTATCTTTGTCATGAATCAATAATTATTGACGGATTAAAGTTCTATGGAAATCCAAATAGCGAATCACCAAATGGATGGGCTTTTTCAAAGCAATATAATCAGCTATACGAATTTGATGATGACACTGATATTTTAGTTACACATCAACCACCACGATTTGGTAATATTGGATTTGTTAAAAAGTTTAATAAAGAGCTTGGATCTGTAGATCTTCGTAATGAAATTCTTAGGTCAAATATAAAGCTAAATATTTGTGGGCATATTCATACTGGTGATCATAATCTTATACAAGTTATTCTTAATAATGGAAAGATTGCTAATATTAAGAATGTATCTATTTTAGATGAAGATTATCGAGTTGCATATGAACCATCTGTAATTGAAATATAGGATTATACATGATACACTATTTGTGTGATACAAGCTGGATTTTATATAGGGGCTTTTTCAGCTGTTCAAAAGTATGGCCAGAATATCCTGAAATACATTTCTTATGTAAGAAAATTGAGTCTTTATTAACTAGAAAAGATTCAGATTTATATTTATGTCTTGATGGAGCCAACACTAAAGGTCGTAGAATTTTGGGTGAAAGCTATAAAAAAGACCGCAATAAAGAAATGCACAGAAGCGTTTATGAAGCACTTCCAACATTTGTAAGCTTACTTCATAATGACAAAATAAAAGTTTGTTACAATAATAATTATGAGTCTGATGAAATTATCTATACTTTATCAAAAACATTAGATGGTAGAAAAAAGATTATATCAGGTGATAAAGACATATTTCAAGCACTATCAAGTGATGTTGTAATTGATAATGGTAAAAATTTAATTATCACAGAAGAATCATATAAGTTTGAATATTCTGATAAATTTTTTGAAATAGAACCTAATAAACTACCAATTTTTAGAGCAATTACAGGTGATATAAGTGATACGCTATATCCACCAGTAGCTAGATTTCCAAAGAAATTGGCAGCATATATTGTAGAGTTATTAGATTATAATGGTGAATGTCCATCAATATATCAATTATGTAATGTTGAATCATTATTAAAAGATTCTGATAAGAAGTGGCTCAATAAACTTATTGATGCTTATGATAAATTTAGTACTAACTTTAATATTATGAAATTAAATGTTATTGAAGATAACTTTAATATCAAATATGACAGAGAACTTGTTACAATAAGTGATTTTCTTAAATCAAAAATCGAAAGATTAAACACATTGTGAGATAAATTATGGATAAGAAATTAGAAGCAAGAATTGCTAGACTTGAGAAATTAGTCTCTCGTAAGTCTGTTAAAAATGAAGCATCAGATGAAGTTGCTAATGCTGTATATAGAGCAGTTGATAACATTAGACAGATTGTAAATGATCTATGTAAAACACTCGCATATAGTAATATTACTAACTATAGAGATGTAAACATGGCACTTCAAATATGCGAAAATTCATTTTCAAAAGAAGCATTCGATAGACTCGAATCAATTTTTGAAGATAGGAAAAACGGAAAAGAATTCTAATTTTTAGAATATACTAACTTTAATAAAACCAAGTTGCAATGTATACTAATACTTGTTACTTGGTTTTATTTATATAGGTTTACTTATGAACTTTGAGTTATCTGAACTACAAAAAGAATCAATAAAGAAAATGCAAGGCATGTCTGCATGTATTCTTGCACTATCTCCTGGCTGCGGAAAAACTATAACATGCCTATGGCATGTTAAATATGATCTCTTAAAAGATAATAATGATAAGTGTATCTTATTTATTCCAAAATCAGCAAGAGCCGCATTTAAAAAAGAACTATCTACAAAGATGGAAATTCCAGAGAGTGAATATATATTTGTTACTGCTGGAAAAACATTTAAATATGAAGATTTATCAAGCAGAAGATATATTATTGTAGAGAATTCAGTTGCAAATAAATATGTTGAAGATTTAGTTGCTCTTGCTAGTACAAATACATGCCATCTTGTTATTGATGAAGCACATTCATTGCAAAATCCAAAGTCTGTATTTGCTAGTGCTGCATGGGAAGTTAGGTGTTATTGTAAGAAAATTATTGCAATGACAGCAACTCCATTATTGAATGACATTGAGGGGTTATTCAATGTATTGCATTTCGTGTACCCAAGAGTATTTCAGTCATGGTTTAAGTTCAGAGCTCGTTATTGTATTACACAGGAACGTGTTATAAGAATGAAAAATCGTTTTGGTGCCGTAATTCAGAGAAAAATTATAGAAATTACAGGTTTCCAAAACATGGAAGAGCTAAATGGTATTCTTGATAAACTTATTATTAAAGGTTGCATACATTATAATGTAAACTTTAATTTCCTTGATTGTGACATTGATAAAGAATGCGAAAAATTATATGCAATGGCAGCAAAAGGATTTTTTGATATTCTATACCACCCTGAAAAAGTAAAAAAGAAATCAAAGAAAAAAGATGATGATTTAAGTAATCCTGCAGATGATGCAAAAGATTTTGGTGCTAGATTACATGATTTACAACGTGTAGTTGATTTTGGTAGTACTGAACCATCACCAGATATTATTTCTAATAAGATGAAATTGATGATGCAAACAGTACATGATATAATGTCTCGTAATGAATCAGTATTAATATATTTTGAATATACTGAGTCACTTGAATTAGCTGAAAAGATATTACTACAACATAAAGATTCAATTGGTTTTAAATCAATATATAAACTTACTGGTGCTGAAAAAGAAGACCAGCGTGCTAAGATTGAAGCTAATCTTGGTCTTAAAGAGATTGTTTTATGTTCACAAGCTGCATCACAATCAAGAAATCTTCAGCGAGCAAATAATATTGTAGTTATAAATGCACCGTTTTCAATCGGGCGCGTGGTACAGCTCTCGGGACGTGTTTGTAGAATGGATTCTACTTATAATGTACAGAATATTTATTTTATATCTGCAAAAGATACAATTGATACATATAGAACTTCATTGCTTAAAAAACGTATTGGTTTAATTAAGCTGTTACTTGGTGAAGAATCAACTGGTGCACTTGATAATTGTGAATGTAACTATATTGACATTGATTATTCAGATACTAAGCAATTAAAAAAGAATTTTCTTTGGAAAAAATAAAATATATTCATTAATATAATGTCCTAGTAATATACTGCTAGGACAAATTTATATATCAATACTATATTAGTTCAATATTACATAAACATACGAGGTAATATAATGGCAGCAATACCAGCTTCATATAAAGAAGTTTTCTCACTTAAAAATGAAGATGACTTTTTAATGGCAATGTTTTTAAATGGTCCATCAAAAGCAGTAATGAATAGTGGTAAAGTATTTATTAAAGATACAAATAATACCACACCTGATAAAGATGCAAAGGACAAAGAAAATAACACTGAACAAAATATAAATACAGATAAACCTGCTGATAGTTCTAACAATGCAGATAAACCTGATAATGCAGATAGTGAAAAAGCTTCTAGTGAAAGTTATAACTATTCATTATTTGAGGCATTTTCACGTTTAAATAGAACTAGATTTTATGAAGATGATGCTGATACACCACAAGCCAGTGATGATACACCACAAACAAACAATGATACTGCATCATCTGATAATAAATCAGACTCAGCTGAACAAAAAGACAGTAACGCTGAATCTAATGAAGATGAATCAGAACATAGCGATGATAATGTATCAGACACGGAATTTATTGTTGTAGTTGATCTTCCAAATGAAGGTTGTACAAAGTGGCGTGTTCGCTTAGATAATGTCTCAGATGTCACAAAAGTAAAGAATGCTATAATATCTAAAAAGTTTAGAACAGCACGTGATCTTGCGAATAAATTAGCAAATGTAAATAATACAAGTGATAAACCAATAGAAGCACTTAAAGTATTATCAGTTTCAACAATGATAAATAAAAATAATGAAGCTTATGCACCATTTGTTGGTAGATGTCGATGGGCATTTGATGTTGGTTCTGATAATCCAGAAGATTCAGCTGAATTAGAAATTGCAATTGCGCCAATTAATGGTAAAAAGCAACCACCAAAACCAGATGAGAAGATTATATATCATTCAGTATACAAAATTATTGGTGATATTACAGATGGATCACTTGAAGGCTTTGAAATGATTGGAAAAGTAAAAGATTTCTTTAATGGTGATGATAATCAAGAAGGTAATGATCCATCAAAATCATTAAGTGATTGGTTACATAAGCAATTTAAGTGCGTTGGTGATTCTTCAATGTATAAACAATTTTTAACTGTACGTAAATTTGTACAAGAGCATATTAAAAATAAAACACTTGAAGAGATGCCTGAAGCAAAAGGCGCTTCTAATATAAAAAATTATGCTGCTGCTGTAAAAAGTGCTAAAGCATTTATTTCGTTTTAGTGTATATATAAAATGCTATAACTAGTTATAGCATTTTATTTTATCCAATTTATATTTAAACTATATCTATATAATTAAGTGTAATTTTATGGATTTACAGCCAACTAATATAGATGAAAATATCAACACAAAGCTTGAGCTAAATGTTATTGATTATTATTGTACATTTGAATACTTGCTTAAGTATGCTGATATAAATTTTCCAGATTATACATCTACATGTTTTTGTCCTTTTCATGAAAATATAAATACACGAGCTGCTAAGGTCTTTTGTGAAGAACATAATGAACATTTATTTTGTTTTGCAGAGAATAAACTGTATAGACCACATCATTTGTTAACAATGAATATAGTACCTTTCACTGTATCACATGTTTTTTCTGCAATTTGGACTAATTTATCTAATGAAGAAAAATCTATATTTTCAACTGATTTAAAATATCACAAGATTGAAGTTGATTTTTCTAAGTATTATTCTGATTATAAAAAGTGTAAATTGTCATATTTTGATTTACTAGACATACTTAAAAATTCATAATCTATTATGATTAACCATTTGACTATCTAATTAGCAGCTCTTATTGAGAACTTTTATATATTTAGAGATTTAAAATATACACTTGTGGATATTCTATGCCCATAATTGAATTTAAGGGAGAGTTGAAATATGATTAAAAATGAGACACGTGAATCTGCACATTTACGTTCAAGAGTCAAAGACCTATCTGTAGTTCCAAATGTTGTTTCCTTTACAGGATTATTTGCGGCAATTACACCAATTGCAAAATTAAAGAAAAACGATGAAGGTTTATATGATCCTGTTTTAATTCGTGATACTGATAGCTTAATTGCAAACTTTGGCGATCCTCGTATTGATCCAGAAAAATATATTGATCTTTACAGCATTATGCAGGTTGTTGGTAATGGTACATCCTGCTATGTTGCAAAAGTAAATTCAGGCGATGCTGGTGTTTATAAGTTCCCATTTGTAGCTGATCCTGATTATCAAACGGATGATAATGCTAGTAAACAGTTTAAAGTTTTACCAGATAACATGCTATCTGCAGATAATAGAACAGTAACGCTCACTGGTTTAAAAAATAAGTATGTTATAACTAAAATTTTTGGCTATAAAAAAGAAAAACTTGCTGATGTAGCTGATCAAGACTGGCATAATATTGTTGATGCATTTTCATTTTATGTTGATAAGTATAAAGCTTTTAATGATGGCAATATTGCAGATCAAGGTGGCATACCACAGACTATAACTAGTGATGAAAAATATGGTAATGATCTAAATGACAAATATACATGGGACATCGTTGCTGATGCTAAGCATGCAGATGAATTTAAACTTACAATTACATTTGTTAGTGATGAAATTATAAATGATTATAATATAGTTGTTTATGCTGCAATTGATCCATCATGGGGTGCAGAACCTATTACATTAAAGCCAGTAACATATGATCATGATAAAAATAGTGAAACACAAGATGTGCTACTTGTAAATCCGGAAACAGGTACTATTACACTTGAAAGTACAACACAATTAAATAATGAATATATATTATTAGAAAGCACTGTTAAAAAGCTTAAAGCTGATCTTAAATCTGCATGTAGTGCTGATGATGTATCTATTGAATATACTTATACATCAGGTATACTTGTAATAACAGCAACACCACGTCTTGCTATACCGCATGAAGGTGATTGGACAGATGAAGATTGGAATTTTAGTGGTTGGGATTTTAGCGGTAACAAAGGTATTCCTATTCAAGGTGTAACAAGAGGTTCACATGCAGTTATTGGTTATTCTTCAATGGCTGAAGATTTAACATTTAAAACATATATTTCACAGACTAAACCATATTCACTCCATGTTTATTATCTAAATGTTGAAGTTCTAAATGCTGATGGTACAAATACACTTGGTAAAGCTCGTGTAAAACTAGAAGATACAACTACAAATCAGTCATTAGTTAATAATTTAAATTCATCATTAGGTACAATTGTTAGATTTGAACTTATTGATCCATCAACTGAAGGTGCTTGTATTAAGAAAGAACGTGGTGCTAATTCAATTGTAAAAGCAATCATGGATGCACATGTTGGCACACCACAGAAAACTTTAAAAGTTCCTAAAGATTTAGAACCATACATTATCGACTGCCAGCCAAAGTTTAAAGTTTCAATGCAAGATTATATTGATGCATTAGAACAGTTTAAAGCTAAGAAATATGTTGGTTGCTTAATGGCCGACTTAACTGCACCAGTTTCACGTGATCTCGAAGATGCTGATAAACCTGATGATAGTAATGATGAAACTTATAAAGCTAAACAGTATGATCTACTTAAACCAGGTGAAGTTTATCTACCAAGCTCAGAAGATCGTAGAGCACTTCATTATAATCTAAAACAGATTGCATGTGAGCGCAAGGATTGTACAGTTATTCTTTCAACACCTTATTATCCAGATCGTGAAAATCAAACTGCATTTACACTTGATGATGCATGCGATTGGGTAACTTCACAGGGTCGTTACTCTGATTTATGGGAATATGGTGTTTCAAATACTGTAGATTATTCAATTCAGAGCTTCTATCTTGAAATTTACTTCTCTTGGTTAATGCAGACATGCACAAAGATTGAAAGCGGCCTTGCTAAATCTGTTAAAGTTTTAACAGCCCCAGCAAACTTAGTAATTAATAATGTTCTCACTTCATATCGTGAACGTGGTGTACATCTCCCAGTTGCTGGTGATCAATATGGTACACTTCCTGAAACATGTACTATAACAGTAAATCCAAAAACAAAAGCTGAACGCGATCAATTAGTACAGTGTAGAATAAATCCAATTTATGATACTGGTACAAGAGGTATTCAGATTTATGGTAATGAAACATTAAATGCCGCTTATACAGATCTTAATGCTGCACATATTGCACGTACATTAGTTCGTATTCGTAGCCAGGTTGATGAATATACTGAAACACTTAAGTTCTTAATTAACAGCCAGATTCTTTGGGATCAGTGGAAGAATTATGTTAGTATGTATATTCTTGAGCCATATAAATCTGTTAACGCACTTGCTGAATATAGTGTTAAGATGGGTGAAGATACAACATCTCGTGAAGAGATTGCAAATCGTACCATCAATGGTATAATCAATTTGAGATTCTATCAGTCAGCTGAAATCTTTGATTTAACATTTGCAGTATATTCTACAGCAACAACTCTTGAAGCTGAAGGCGTTCTTTAATAATTTAATTAAATAAGTTAAAACCCCATGTATATATTATGCATGGGGTTTTATTATATTATCCAGTCTTTATGTATAATTGTCACAGAATATCAAAATAACATATTTAATTATATTTATTAATCGCAGGTGTTATTATGACAAATAAAGACTTTATCACTAAGCTTAGTGATATTATGCTTTGTATACAAAGCATGATTCATACTAGGTTTCATAAGCGTGTAAAAATTATTTTCACTGATGGAAGATATAAAAGTGCCTATATATCATTTTATAAGAACTACACATGGCAATTTTATGTAGAAAATAAAGTTGCTTATTACAAGATATATCTTCTTAAGAATGAAAAAATTGTTAGACAAGATATTATTCGAAATAATGAAACTATAGAGAGATTCTATCAGCGAATGTTTTATTTCTTTAGACTTATGTAATGGAGCTTTATTTTAAGTATGTCAATAGTAAATGGAATTCTTATAGACGAAGGACTTACTGATATTTTAACCAAACTTCGTAATACTGAAATAAATAAATCTAGTAAACCAGCTGAAGCAAAAACTGAAAAGCCAGTTAATACAGATAAAAATAAGTCACTTGCAAGTCGCTTTGCAATGTCAACTGATAATACAAACACCACCTTAGTTAATACATATAAACAGCTATTGGATGATGCAAATAGCAATGGTGTTACAGTAAATGATTTAAATAACTATGCTCAAGATTCTGATTTAGCTGATGCAGATATATTGCCATGGTTTTCACATGATGACTGTGATACACAGTATTTTCATTATATGGATCTTTCAGGTGAACATAAATATATAAAAGCTAGTACACCTATAAAAGAAATTACAACTCTTCAGTTAAATAAAACATTTTTATGTTCATTCAATATTTTAAAAGTAAGCACAATGTATTAAGTGTTCGACAACTAGTAAGCGATTATTCTTATAGTAGATCATTTATTGCAGCAAATGAATCTGTAAAAAATAATATTGTTTTAGAAGATGTAACATTAATTGAAAGCGATAATAACAATCCAACTTTAACAAAAGCTGCAACTGAAGATGTTACACAGAAGGTTGTTGATAGCTATACATATTATCATTTTGTAGTTTATACTGATTTGGGTATTGCAGACTTTGTTGCTAAGTCTGACGATATATCTTATCCATATAATGAAAATGATTTAAATGATTGGTTTGAAAAAGTTTCAAATTTAGTTACTATAAAGAACCCACACTTTGAATCAAATAAAGATATTCAGCTTGCAGCTTCTTTAGAAAATGTATTAGATTATAATTACAATTTAATTTCAGTTGTAAGACCTGGTTTGATTGTACTTGATTCATCAGACAATACAAATGATGATTATAAAGTATTCTTAAAAGTTAAAGACGAATATTCATTTATTCCTGTTATACAATTTTTAAGATGCTTAAAAACATATTCAATAGACAAAAAGTCTAATGATGATTTAAAGTTATTCTTAAACAGATACTTTGATGTTTTTGTATAGTCTATAATATATCTTACTTATAATAAGTAGCTAAGTCCATATATCAATTGATGTATGGACTTTATTTTTATATCTTAGAGGTGTTAAAATGGCTAATTTGAATGAGTCTTTACGCAATATGAACTTTGAAAGTGCTGCTACAAGGGGTAGCACTGATGTAACTGTATCAGCATTTGGTAATAATGCGCTTAAAGGCATTTTAGAAGCCATATCACGCCAAAGTTCTATTATAACATCATTAGAAGATGAAGTTGAATCTCTAAGAGAGGCACAAAGTAAACAAAATAACGATAATCGTAAAGAAGATCGTAAAAATAATTTAGCATCTGATGCAGCAAATCGTAAATCTCGTGCTACTAATGCAGCCATGTATGGCGAGATTAAAAAAGGTAATGTCTTTAATAAGATGTTGCGCGAAGGTCTTATGTCTGCATTAGAAGGATTAACCGGCTTCTTAAAAGAAAATTTAAATAAAGCCCTTAAAACACAAACAGATCTAGCTGCTACAATGCGTAGAGCTAATTTAACACATGATCAGAAGAATCAAATTCAAAACCTTGCAATTTCTATGAAAGGCATTTTAGCTGAAGATTTTGCAAAGCTTAATATAAGCAATGAGCAAGCTAAAGACTATATAACCGATTTAATATCTGCTGGTAAAGATGTCACTAGGATGTCTAAAGAAGAACTTGCTGGTTATATGGCAATGCGCCGTAGAAATATGGATGCTGATAAAGCTTATGAGTTAGCAAAAGTATCATCTTATGATTCAATGAAGAATCTTGCTAATTCACTTGGTGATAATCAAATAGCAAAATCATTGGGCAATGTTTTATCATCATTAGATGCAAATCAGCGTGCTACATTTGGTGGTACTGATAAAGCTATTGCAACACTTACACCATTAGTTAAACAACTTGAAGCTCGTGCTGGTGGAGTACTAAACTCTGAAGAAGTGTCACAAATTGTTATGGCATATGCCACAAAACAAAATCCTGCATTACAAGCTAGTGGTAAACTACCACAAGGTATTGAAGCACTTGCTGCAGTAGGCGGAAATGCTGATAACATAGAAAAATTCTTTGATAATATTATAGCTTCATCAAGTTACGTTACATCTGCTGGTGACGTTTTATCTAACTTTGCAG